CCTGAACGATAAAGGGCGTCCCGTGTTTTTGCGTTTGTGTGAATTGGGCTTTTGAGGGGGTCACATGGTCACATTAAAAATTGGCAATATTGGCGCACTAACTCACGGCGTGGAGGGTTTGTGGCGCATTTTGACGATTGACGGGGAAACGTTAACCCTTGAAGAAATAGGCCACGGGCGCAAAATCTCCACATTCGCGGAGAATTTCTGGCCTTTGCTTGATTCTTTTTAGCATTCAATCGAAAGGGAAAGGGGTTCGCCCCTTTTCTTTTCGCCTGCAATGTTAGTAAGTGCTTACTATCAAACCGAATTTGCGGGGCTTGAGGGGTTGAATTACCTAAACTGTGTCCACCCCCTTACCCTAAAAAATTAGCCCCTTTCCTGCGCGTTTTGGCGCGTTATAGGGTGCAATGCGTGAGGCGCGGTTTTTGCATATATGGGCGGTTTGCGGCTTGCTAAGTTAGTAAGTGCTTACGGGGGCGGTTTGCTAAGTAAGTGAGCACTTACGGGGGCGGTTCACTTTGTAGCACTTTTCGGTTACATGACAGGGGCCAAAAAAACAGGTTTGACCCCCACTCAGGGTTTTTGAAAAAAAAATTGAATCCCGATTTTCTAGCCAGAATTTTTTCTTGACTCGACCACCAGAAAAACTTTTTTGTCTTTCTGCTCACCCTTGTATCCGTTGGCGTAAGCAGCCCTAGCCACGGCTAGAGCCTTTGCTTTGGTATCAAATGGGCCTTTGCTTCCCCAATACCATTTGCCTTTGACGTTGCGTAATGGCATTTAATCAAGCTCTTTGAGTTGATATTTGGTCTGGCTTACCAACAAGCGAATTTCATCGACCACGTTTTGCAGCCATGTTTCCTGCGGGAATGCGGGGCTTGAACGATATTTGTCGATTTCTATGCCAAGCGAATCAAAGTATGGGTATGGAGGCCCTTTCGGGAACATATAACCATCAGGAACGTTTGTAATCTTGCCGTATTCACCCTGAAACCCCTCAACAAAGCTGTCAATAAGGTCTGGTGCTGCTTCGTAAAAAAATTGAAGAGCTTGATGGTCGCTTCGGCTTGGCGTCATCCAATGCTTGAGATGTGCAGTTGTTCTGGCATGAAGCAAGCACATAACAAAATCCATCAATGGGTCTGGTCCTTTGTGTTGGGCTTCAATGCTGGCTGTATATCGTGTCATTCCAAATGTCCTCATATTCTTTGACGGAAGGGATTGGGACTTCACTAGGCCACATCCCAAGCAAGACCAATTTTCTCACGGTTCTGTAATGTGCCACAACCCATAATTGCTTGCGTTGTTCCTTGCTCAATAGCCTGCCTTGGTCCAGTTCGGCGTGGCAGGTGTAGCACAGGGAGGCAATCAGGTTGTCGTCAGCCTTGACGCCACGGCCTTTGCCACCACCCCAATTAGTGTGCGCAGCCACCACGGTTCCGTTATCAGCGCCACAGGATTGACAGGGAATATCCCTTGCGGCCTTGAGTAGCTTCGGGCTACGGATGTATTCGTGTTTAGGAATCATAGCCACCCAACTCTTGTGTTGATTTCGCCAGTTCCCACAAAGCCCTTTCTTGCTTCATCCCTTGCTGACGACCTTTTTCAAATGCAAGTTGAGCAAACTTTACCAAGTCGTTTACTTCGTTGCTCTCATCGTCAATCCAAATGGATGCAAACACAGCAATCTCATTTGCCAATTCAAGTGCCTCTTCTCTTTTCATGTCATTTCCCATAAAACTGACGCATAAAATCATTCATGTTCCGAGACTCCAAACCGGCCTCAATTGCCTCAGTCTCGTAATACAAGGCCAATAGCTGCTGAAATGTGGCGTAGAGCAAATCTACTTTCAGGCCGGAATTTTCATATTGTTTCATTCGATTGATAGAAGCAGCCATGTGAGCCAATGACCTAGAAAGCATAAGTGCGCAATGGCGTTTTTGTTTCATGTAATAGTCGTCACGTTTTTACCGTGGCTCCGTAGTTTGTTTCGTGTCTTTTCAATCATCGTTTCGTAGGTTGAGCGAGATACGCTTGAGCGTTGCAGGTCGTGATACTCAATCACCTCTTTGATGGCATGAATTCCTACACCACTCAGCCCTATGCGCTGAATCTTCTCATATCGCTTGGCTGCGTCATACAAAGCCTGCTGTGCCACAGCGCAATGCGGCAAGACCTCTGGACCTATACCGTTGTCACCCATGGTTTCGGCAATGTTCATGCAATCCACCAACAACTGCCAATGCGTCACAGTTCCTTCGCCACGCACAATTGCGTCTATTGCGTTTAGCTCACCAAGGCGCAGCTTGTTTAGGCTTTGCTCGTCAGTAATGGCTGCACCGGCAATGGCATGAGCAATAGGGTCAATCCTTGTTGACCAAACTTTCCTACGACACTTTTTGCGCATCACCAAATACCTTTGAGCAATCTAGTCTTTGGGTGTTGGCCCATTTTGTGAATTTCTTGTCTATTTCCTCGGGTTTGGACCTGCCGGGTTTTTTGCGTATTTCTGGTTTTTTGATGGGCTGATGCCATGGCGCACCGGGAGCAAGAACTGTCTTCATGTGTTCTTCTCCTTGAGTTTGGCTTTAATCAGACAAGCGATCTGTTATCAATATAGTTTTTTTGTTATCGCCCGTAGGTTTTACAAATTTTTCTTTAATACCATCGCTATCATCCCATTTCATAGATACAGACTTTCTGTCCTTTGGCAAACCTGCTGTTAAGCCTATCACCTTCCAGTTGTCAGCAAGATATACCGACCCCTTTTTACCATCTCCAATTGTTGTAACAATGGCAAGAAGATTATCTCCATACTTGTTTAGCCAATCTTTTCTTGCTCTTTGGCGAATTGCTTTTAATATTTGTGTTCCAAGATTCGGGATTCTTTCCGACATACAAAATCTTTTATTGTCTGCAACACAATTGAAAAATTTATCAAATTCCGACTGAGACATTTCAAAAAAATTAAGAATTGCCTTTGGTGTTGGCTTAAAACCTGAGCCAATCCAAAAAGTTCCAATATCTTTTCCATCATAGTTGATAATGTATTTCAAGCAACGACCAACGGTTCTTGCCGATGCAACATAACTGTGATGATTTACTACAATCTGATCTGATATTTGTTTGTCGTGTTTTGTCTCTGCAATTCTTATAACCATCTTTGCTGCTTTGTGTAGGTCAGTCATGTGTTCTTTTCCTTGAGTTTGGCTTCGATTTCAGCAATCACTTCGTCTGAATATCGCCAACGGACTGCAATCTCTTTGCGTTCTGCTTTAGTCAGCCCTACCCATTGGCGTTGTGGTGGGGATGTGTAGACAGGCTCTTTGATGGCTGCGTTGTGTCCGCATGATGGGCACTCATACGCGCCATCAAAAGGTGTGCTGCATGAATCGCACAGATACGCCTCGCCCACAGGCTCTGGCGGCTTTTCACCCAGAGGCGGTTTCCATTGTTCGCCTCCGTGGTATGTGTATTTAAGAAATTCGAGAGTTTTGATTGCCGCAGCCGCGTATGGGGATGTGTAGAGCGGCTGGAATTTTTCTCCCCATTCGCTTACATCTTGGGCTTCTGCTGTTTTGCGCAAATCACCGTTTGGTGCAATAAAAGCCAAAGGCTCTTGCTTCTCTGCCACATCATCAATATGACCGCTACCGCCGCAATGTGGGCAGTTCAAGTGCTTGTGCATCTCAACATACATATCCTCTGGACTGCCATGTTGTTGCTTCTCTGCCTCTGCAATGGCTTGGTGTAGAAATGTGATGGCGGCATGACATTCTTCTGGTGTAAGAATTTTCCGTCTTGCTTTTCTCAACGCCTCAAGCGCCTGTTTCAATGCTTCAATGCTCATAACGGCGCATCCTCTTCATTAGCAGGGTTGTATTTTGGCAACCGATAGTCGTTTGGGATTGGCTGTAACGGGAAGGGCCATGTCATGTCTTATCCTTTGTTGTGGGTTGAGCCAACTATACCACAGCTATTTCATGTTGCGCACGAAAATGCCAAAAGATTGGGCTGTGTCTCCAAAAGGCAACTTCTCGATAGCTTGCGCCACCTCTTCTATGGTCTGCTCTCTGACGCGCCTTTCAAGCTCTTTTATCTTGGCCTCTTGACGATCAATGGCTTCTTCAATTTCTCGCTTTCTCCAGTTCATTGCATCGGCTCCTTTATGTCAATTCCGTTTGTTGCAGACCACATGAGCAACCACTCGATAAAGTCTGCGCCCTGTTGTTTAGTCAGCTTACGACTTTGGATACCAAGCTGAACAACTCGCTCACCGTCCAAAGAAGCAACAACGTCACCGCCCATAACTCCACAATCTCTAGCCCATTGTTCGAGTAAAAATCTTTTCCAGCTTTCGGTATCCCATTGCGCTCCCGCATGGCTTGCCTGTTTCGCAATCTGCCCAATGATGGCGTGGTATTTCTTGTTCTGTGGGTCGCTGCGGTTCTCTTCGCTGATTTCAAGGATGACTTTCTTTCCACCATCGAGCGCCTGCTTCACTTTCTCCCATACCGCCAACATGACAGTATGGGCTTGTGTCTTTTCGTATAGTTTGTATTTCATTGAGACTCAAATTCGATGAGCATTTCAATGTAGTGCTTTGCTTTTTCCAAGTCAGCGATGCCACCTTTATCGCGCCAGCGTGTCACATACTTGATGACATTGCCTTCAAAGAAACCAATGTCGTTGTGATACACATACTCCACGGGCTGAATCGGTAAAGCCTTGTAATGCTCACCAGCCACTTGTTTTTTCAATGCTCTTGCCATGTCTTATTCTCCAATCTCAATAATGAGTTTTGCGGTTTTGCGAGTGCCAACCTCTCGGCTGACGGTGATAGGGTGAAAGAACTTGTCGTTCACCATCAAAGCATCAGACAAACCATCCAGCGCAGCTTTTGATGCGGCTAGGCAGTTGTCCAAGTCTCTGAATCTTTTGTCGGGCATCACAAAGGTGAGTTTCAAATGAACATCGCCACCATCATGCGTCCAAGTCTTCAATTGATGTTTTGCCAACCAAGCAGAAGTTTGGCGATAGTTTCCGCGCACATGATGCAACTTTGTCCAATGAGTTCCCTTTGCTCGGTTTGGAAATAGCTCGGAAGGCGGGAAATCAAGTTCTATTTTCACTTTGTGCTTTCATGCGTTGTCTCAAATCCAAAGTAGCGGATTCGCCTCTGATTCTCTGCAAGTCCGACAATACTCCGGTCCACCATGCTGCTGCTGCGCTTGAGCCATGCGTCGATGCTTTCTCTTTGTATCGGCGTATCCATTCTCTTGCTTCGCAGTTCTTCATGTGTTCGATCATTTCGGGCGTGATCGGATTGACGTAGTTCGAGGGTCTTTGCAATTGCGGCCCATACAGACGGGCGGCTTGTTTTGGTTTTTTTGCCATACATCACAGCACCTTTTTGTTCAGGATTCGAGCCATTTGTTCTTTCACGCTATCAGGGATAGGCGTGGCTCGTTTTCGGTCCTCGGCAATCTTCATCAGGGCCGGGTCGGGTTGGTTTGAGGATGGAACGGTTACTCGGGCAATGTCGGCAGGATTGACCCGTATGGCCTGCCCAACCATCCAATCAGCCTTGAACCCTACCCAACCACGTTCACAGCAGGTTGACATGACCTGCTCAAGCGTCATCTTGGCCTTGGCTGCTTCCCTCATCAACCCTTGCAAGGCTGTGTTGGTCAATGGGGCTTTCTTGGACTTGCGTAGGGCAACAAAATCCAACCAAACAGATTCAGAAACGCCGACAGGCGTGGCAACGACAGTTGCTTTCTCTTTCTTTGGTTTATGGTTATTGGTTATTGGTTCTTGGTTATTGGTTGGTTGAACGTCCGCTGAACGGGCGTTGGACCTCCGTTCAGCAGACGCTTTACCAGCGCGTGACGCCTGCTGAATTTTTGAGTGAAAATGGTTAATTTCTTTGTCTGCTCGGGTGTTAATCCAGCCATCTTCGCCAAGCTCAAAGAACTCTTCAAGCACCAATTTGACCTCTGCTTCATATTCTCTCATGCCAATTTGACGAGCAACAGCCGTTACACCAATGTTTAACGGGCGTTCACTTAGGTAATAGGCATCGAGCAATCGGCGGTAAGCAATGTCCTCAATCGGGGACAGATGCCGGGTGTGACTCACATAGTCACCAATGTTGAATTGGTAGTAGTGCATTGTTCTCGCCTTTTAAGCTCCCTTAGAAGAAACAAGCGGCAGGAGAGGGAGTAACTCTTTTCGGTCTAGGGAGCTACCCTAAACCTAGCCGTGTTTCAAAAATTATACCTCTTTGACGAAGATGCCATCTTTGGTGAGATAACCCTTGCGGTCCTTGATTTCGTTGTAGGCCAGTTCAAGACACTCAACGAGGTCAATGTCAGCCGTGGCGCAGCCCATGATGAGCGTTACCAAGATGTCCCCGTAGGCATCCTTCATAGCCGCCAAATCCTTGTTTGTGATGGCATCGGACAACTCGTCCACCTCTTCCAAAGTCTTGCGCAACTGAGCCATGGGAGTGCTGTTTTGCACGATTCCACGCGCCTCACCCCATTGGATGACCTTCATCTCAAATTCTGCGTAACTCATTTCTGTCCTTTGAACCACTCGGGCTTGATGTAACGAAGTTGATAGACACGGCCCACAGGCACATCATCTCCCCAATGAGAGATTGCACCCTTGGTGATGCCAAGGATTTTGGCAAGTTTAATCGCGCTGCCAGCGAGTTTGATGGCGTCTTGTTTTTTCATGCGCTGGATTATAGTTGATTCCTCTAAACTGTATAGACCCCTCAACTTAGTCGGGATTACTTTACTCGACTGTTGAGTTGTGTATACTCCCCATCACACGCTGTATGGTGCAGGGTGAATCGAAAGGAAAAATGATGAAAGATTTTGCGGATGTGTTTGAACACTACCTCGAAGAATGGTCAACAGACGCCTACCCACAAGTCACCGTGGGATACAACTTCCACAAAGGCGATAAGTCAGTTGGCGAACCAGACAGTTTTGAGATTGCTGTGCTGCGTGGCAAAAAAGACATTTGGATGGTTCTCAGTAATGTCGAGCAACACGAAATTGAGCAAGCCTGTAAACAGCACATGAAAGAACAAAATGACCGAATCTAATCCATCCACTCGACGTTTCCCTCGCGAAATGTCTCGCCCAAACCTAACCATCGAAGGCCCATACACAACCGAAAAGCGCGTAACAGTAAGTGCAGAGTTCAGCTTTTGGTTCTGTGTCGTCATGGCCTTTGCCGCTGGTTTCTTGACCGCTATTTTGTTGGGGGTCAAATGAAAACAGTTGAAGTCACGGGATACATTTATTTTTGTCAACACGATTGGGACCCGGATGGAAAATTTGTAATCTCTCAATACCCTCAAAATATTGGCGAAGATGAAGACAGAAAATTTATTAGGGAGCAAGTGTTTTCAATTGAAGTGCCAGACCATGTAGATATGACAGGTCAAAAACTAAAAGCGCTTCAAGAGGAAAAGAAAAGAATCGAGGCCGAATTTGGCGCTAGGGTCACTCAAATCAACCGCAAAATCAACGAGCTTTTGGCAATCGAGAATCAAACATGAAACCACATAAACACGCAGAAGTGATTAAGGCTTGGGCCGATGGACATCAAATTCAATTTTTGGACCATTTTGGATGGAAGGATTGCGATAGCTCTGGTCCAGCATGGATGAAAGACGTTAAATATCGAATTAAGCCGCCAGAAGATATGGAAATTCACATGGCGATTAGATATGACGAAGGCGTGGTTGCAAGTTACACCGAACTATCAAATGTCAAATTTATATTTGATGGCGAATCAAAAAAGCTAAAGCACGTTGAATTGATATGAACGACAAGACACATTACAGAAAAGCCTTTGACAGCCCGTATCTAAGCGCGGCTGACATTGTTGAGCCTACGACACTAACCGTAGCTCGTATGGCCTTGGAAGCCGACAAAACAAAGCAATCCAAGGAGCAATTCAACACCATGTATTTCGTGGAAAAAGAAATACGGGCAGGCGAAAAACTCAAACCCATGGTTCTAAACGCAACCAACAGTCGCGTAATGAAACAGTTGACCGGTTCACCCTTTATCGAGGATTGGACGGGCATTCAGGTCACAATCTATGTTGACCCAAAGGTTCGGTTTGGCAAAGAAACGGTCGAGGGTTTGCGTATCAGCCCTGTGCCACCCGCCTCAAGAAAGGTCGCTGAAAAGCAGCCAATCACAGACGAGAGGCTTGGCAAAGCAATCGAGGCTATCAAGGCCGGAACATCAACCACAGAAGTCTTGCGCGGTCGATTCGCCCTGACACCAGAACAAGAAAAGAGATTACAAAATGAGCTTGCAAATTCCTAAGTTTCGCGCCTCGTCATTGGGCGAAATAATGACAGACCCAAAGAAAAAAGGCGATGTTTTGTCTGTTGGTGCGGTTACAGCCGTGACGCAACTTGCTAAAGAATTCGTGTATGGGTATGACTATCAAGTGTCTGGCAAATACATGGAAAAGGGCTTGCAAGTCGAAGACCGTTCTATTGCTCTGCTAAACGAAGTGTTGTTCACAAACTACACAAAAAACACCGAGCGCAAAACAAACGAGTGGGTTACTGGTGAGTGCGACATCTTCACCGGCTCAAAAATCCACGACATCAAATCAGCATGGAGCCTGCAAACATTCCCTGTCGTGGCTTTTCAAGGCGAAGACAAGACCTATGAGTGGCAAGGTCGGGCCTACATGATGCTGTGGGATGTGGACGAGTTTGAAATTGACTATTGCTTGGTCAATACACCCGATCACCTGATTGGCTACGAAGACCCATCCCTTCACATCGTTGAACACATAGCCCCTGAATTGCGCGTGACCCGTGTGATTTACAAGAGGGACAAAGAACTAGAAGACAAGATAGTGACAAAAGTTACAGCAGCACAAAAGCTGTATGTCGAGTTAATTGAACAAATCGGAAACGAACATAAGTTTTAAGGAAACAAAATGTTAAATCAAGTACAGGTTATCGGTCACGTTGGCAAAGACGTTGAGGTTCGCTACACCACAGCAGGTGAGGCGCTTGTCAACTTCTCTATTGCCACCACAGACAAGTGGAAAGACAAGCAAACAGGCGAGGCTATGGAGGCTACGGAGTGGCATCGCATCAGCTTCTTTGGTCGTCGCGCAGAAGTCATTGGCGAATACGTCAGGAAAGGCTCATTGCTCTATGTGCAGGGCAAACTCAAGACGCGCAAGTGGACAGACAAAGATGGAATCGAACGGTATTCCACAGACATCAGCGGAAATGAATTCAAGATTCTTTCCCAACCCGGCAACAGGGCAGACAAGCCCCAAGCACCACAGTCACATGACGGTGGTTATGACAATGACGTTCCATATTAAGGAGTAAACATGAAGAAACTAATCGCAATTGCTCTGCTCGTTGCCTCCGGCATCGCTGCTGCATCATGCCCAATGTCCATGCCTTACCGCTGCTCAGTCGGCATCAACGGCAAACAAATCTGTGGATGTGGAATGTAATGGCACAACGTATCTACATCATCGGAACACCCGACAACAAAGTTCGCTTGGTAAAAGCATCAACACGCGCACAAGCGTTGTCTCATGTGGCAAACTCGCTTTTGATACTTCGTATTGCCAGCCAAGATGATTTGGTTAAATCATTGGGTGATGGAATTCAAGTTGAGAATGCAAAGTCACCAGACCAAATCGAAATGGAAGTTTGATTAACGGGGCGAAAGCGGATGCTGTGCCGCTGTGGTTTAGCGGTTGTTTTCACAGACGCAGCGAGTAGCCCCATCTTTTAGGATTTATAACATGAGCAACATGGACAAGATACAACAGTTGATTAAAGACAACCCCACAAAATTCAACACAGAATTTCCGTTTTGGGTTTTCGAGAACGAGCATATTTTCAATAGCTTTGCAGCAGAAGCCATTAAGGTCAGACAACGAGGGTTTAAGCACTATTCCTCGCGGACTATCGTAGAGTTTCTGCGTCACCACACAAACCTACGCGAAGCCTCTGGTGGCTTCAAAATCAACGACCATTCAGTTCCATATCTGGCGCGTCTGTTTGACTTGATGTATCCGCAGTACAGCGGATTGTTTGAATATCGTAAGCTAGGCGTCAAAAAATGACAGACCAACAATTAACAACTTTGCTGATAATTGTGCTTGTTGGAGCATTTTTAGATTGGGTCTTTTGGCGATGAAATACCTCTACGAAACCGCAAAAGGAATCGTGCTTGGAATGATCTACATGGTCTATCTAGGCTTGGTTTTCCGCCTGTTTTACACGGCATTCATGTTTGGATGGGGGTTCATGGAATGGACAATTTAATCATGCTTCTCATAGTCATGCTGATTGGCCTGATTGTTGGCGCTGGTGTGTTTATCTTTGTGTTGGCGCTCAACTCTCTAGACTAGACTCAAATAGCTTACGCTCGGCAGTTCGTCGGCGCACCAAGCCTTTTAGCTCTTTGCCGCCAGCTTTGGTCCACGCCATAAACGCTTCTGCCGCGCCTTCCCATTCCTCGCGGCCTATCTTCATCCGAATAGTAGACCGCTGAAAATTCCCCAATCCGACATTGAAGGAAAACGCAACGCAAGCGTCGAATGCACCCTGACGACCAGCCAGATTGGGAGCAAGTCTAAGAACACCACGCTCAAAAGATACGAGGTCATCTCGGAATATCTTAACGAGTTCTTCTTTCGACCAAACACGGTTGTCCTCCGGCTTCAATGGGTATTCAGGACGCAACATCCCTGTGTAACCCTCTTTCCTAATGATGGGATACTTTATCTGGTCTTGGTAGATAACGTGACCCCAACCAATTGTCCACATCGAGGCGCTGCATTGGTAGGGTTTGTCACGATACCCCTCAAATTGGTGCATCAGTTCGATGCCCTCGTTGCTGGTTCTCATTTTTTGTAGCCGCGAGAGCCAAACCAGTAACCGATGATGCCGCCAAGCATAGCCATCTCATCGTCGCTAAAAATCTCGTTGCCGACTTTGATAAGGTCATCCACGCTGGTAATCATCGTGGGATGAGTCCAAACATAAGAGCCAAGTCCAGCATTGATGAAAACAAGCTCTAGGACGAACAAATAGGTGATGGTGGGCCTAACAGTCCCAACGTAGGTCGAAACCCAACTTGCCGCCTTTTCTAGCACCTTTGCGTCATGGGCGTAGGCGGCTTGAGTCATGGCGGCTTCGGTTTGCATGGACACCTGATCGGTGCGCATTTCTTCGACTTTGGCTTGTGCAGCAAAACCTTGGGCGGCTAGGGCAAGCTCACGCTCGGTTTGAATACGGGCTAGTTCGGCTTCGTGCTTTTGGTCTTGCTTGGACTGAAAAAGCTCAAGGAATTTTGGCAGGGCTGACAGCAGCAGGCCACCAAGTGTAGAAATTAAAGACAGCATTATTCTTCCTTTTCGGGAGTTGGTTCAATTTTCTGTCTTGTCTTTTTTTCTATTGCCTCGGCTCTTTGGAGGATTACTTCTGCCTTACGAACACGGCTGTCTGCGTATAGGGCCGACCAAATGGAAAACCCAAGCAGCATAAGCAGCAACGTAACGATGATGACCCACCAATAAAATTCTTTCATAGAACGGAAAACAACGCCATCATCCACAGGCCGACTACCGTTACCACTATTGCGTAGCCCAACTTGGCGACTCTGATTTGTTGGCGGTATTCTCGTTGCCATTTTGCGTCGATTTCCTGTTTGCGTTTCAACGCCCTGTCAAACTCTCGCTCTTCGAGAATCTGGTCATACATCTTGAGAAAACGGCTGTAAATGCTTTGTAGCCCAATTTCCTTGGGCGTATAAATCATGGTTTCCCTGATTTGCACAGTCATTTGCTCAAGCTGCATTTCAATCTGTATCCTATCTAATGCCGCGCCCTCGATGTCTGTTGTGGTCTTGCTTTCTTCTTCGAGTCTGCGGCAGTATTCAATGAGTTGCCTGCGGATTTCAAAGAACTGTTTGAGTTGTTCGCAGATTTGGTGGACCGCTTGGGTTTGGTATTCTTCGTAGCTAAGTTCAGGTTCTCGTTCACGATTTTTTGCACTTCGTCCTGAACTGCTTTTATTTCCTGTTGGCTTGGCTTCGCTGGTGGCGACCGAAGTGCTTGTTCTAGCTTTCGGTTTGCCTCCCAATAGCCCCTTAAACCATTCCCAAAGTCCCGTAACCTCTGAATAAATTGCTTGAGCATCTGCTACCCCACCTTCTACCGTTTGTTTGAGCTTAGTGATTTCTTGCTTACCTTGAGCAAGCAATTCACATCCCTGTCGAATGCCAGCAACAATTCCTTGGGCTGCCATGAGAAGGGTGAAAGGGTCCACATCACTTTATGTGCGTCAGTAGGGCAAAAACAGCGCCAGCCATGCCCAAAATCATTGAGCCAGCCGAAGCTATCATTATTGTTTCCATGCGCTTTAACCGGGCATTGCTCCCACGGAATTGGGCATCCATGGAATCGTTTGTGTTTTTCAGTTGAAGCTGGATGTTTTCATACCGAAGAGCGCAAATCTCTTCATGCTTTTCCAGTTTTGCGTCTGTGGCGTCAATCGTGGTCATTTGAATCTCGGGCCGTTAAGCCAAATGGTTGCAGACTTGCGCAGGCCAGAAATCACCGGCGTCACGCGATGTTCAAGGATGGACGGGAAAGCAATGATTGTTCCCTTTTCCAGCGGGGCATCGTATTCGTTGTAAAGACGCATTTGAAATTGACCGCCCTCAAACTCGGTCACATCACTCATTAAACAAACTGCTGTGACTTTTCGATCTGTTGGCGCACCGGACAAGGCAAAAGTGTCTGTGTGCCATTTATAGTGCTGCTCGGGGCCATATTCAGCGTATTGCAGGCACTCATGGAACGTAATGTCATACTCCCATTTGCACTCACGATTGGCTTTCATGGCGTGTTCTAGCAAGATGCCAGCAAACCAAAATCCATCTTCGGCAAAACGAACCGTAGTGTTTCGATGGTCATGCTTTACATCAGCGCCATCAATACCCATGGATGCGTCTTTAGGTTCTATAAGCTCAAGCTCTGAGCAGGCCGCATCACAAATTTGTGATGGAACCTTGCCCAAATACCAAATTGGAAGATGTGTCATTTTTTATCCTGTAATGTTTTTTCGATTGCAATAACTCTTTCGGCAAGAGCAACAGCCGCAACCAAGGCTGCATTTCCATACGCAACAGACAAATGACCTGTTTGCTCATTCTTAAACACGGCCTCCTTTAAGAAACGAAGAAGACCTTGAGCAGAAACACCAACCTGAGTTTCTTGCACATCAATGCGGTCATAAATTCCATGCTTTAGTTGGGCTAAAGACTCAACAAAATCAGCGGGCAATTCTCTCCAATTTGTTTTTAATGCTTCGTCTGAATAGGCTGTTATGTTGCCGCCGCAAGTTAAGTTTGTGCCATTAAATGTCAAGTTTGCCGAACCTGCGGCAGAACCTGCATTGTTATAAATAACTTGAGTTGTTGAACCCGCAATTGGTCCGGCTGGTCCCGTTGGTCCAGTTGGCCCTGTTGGTCCAGTTGGACCCGGAGAACCTGTTGGTCCGGTGGTTCCGGTTGGCCCAGTAGGTCCTGTGGGTCCTGTGGGTCCGGTTGGAATTGTGAAATTAAATGTTGCGGCAGAAGATGTGCCGCTGTTTGTAACGTTGGCTGCACCACCGGCGGGGCTGGTTGAAGTCGAGCCAACGCTAATGGTTGCAGCAGCGCCTGATGGCCCTGTGGGGCCGGTTGCACCCGTTGCGCCGGTTGGCCCTGTTGGACCAACTTGGGTATACATCACCTGAACGGCAGTCACAATGACGCTTGGACTTCTTGGTGTGGTTGGAGATGTTCCGGCAGCCAATGTGTCCATTTGAACTTGAGTGCTGTCAGCCACCCACATCAATTGAACATAATCGTTTGCAGCAAGAGTCAAAACATAATTAACACTTGGAACCAAAGCGCCATCCGTCCCGCCATGGCTTGTTGGAACTGTAAATGTGCTATTTGAATCAACAACATCCGTTCCATTTTTTCTCAACCAAATTTGAGCATTGTGCAATTGAGTATCGGTGTTAACTAATTGCGCAGTCCAAGTAATGCTATATGTTCCAGCATTTGCAAATGTTATTTTGTTGCCAGCAACAATACTTACTCCATTTGCTTCATCGGTAATGCCAATGTTAATTGCTTGAGCAGTTGAAGTGCTAGATAAAGTTTGATTGGTTGCATCTTGAAATGCACCATACCAACCCAAAGAGCCGCCAGCACCAGTTGGTCCAGTTGGTCCTGTCGGACCTGTCGGACCTGTGTTTCCAATTGGGCCTTGCGCACCTGTGGGGCCAGTTGGACCAGTAGGGCCAGTTGGACCAGTTGCTCCAATTTGCACAATAGCTTGAGCGCCATCATCCTTTTTTAGAAATAGCTTGCCATCGTATGTGTTGATTGCCAATTCGCCAAGATCAAGGTCTGAGGTTGTTGGAACCTTGTTTGCAACCGCTGAACGCTTGACCTGAATTTTGTTTGTCATGTGACTTCCCTTTGATGCTATGTAGCAGGGTTAAAGATTAGTATGTGCCGCCATCCACGTTGATGTCGTAGGTTGCGGCGGCAGTCAATTGACCTTGAGCATTAACGCTAAAAGTTGTTGTTTGAGTGCCATTGGTGTTTCCATACGAACCGGCAGAAACTGCGGTATTGGTGATGCTAAATTGACCGCCAGCAAGGGTCAATCCAGTTCCCGCTGTGTAAGTGCCAGCGCCGCTGAATTGAGTCCAATTGACAGCAGTAACACCCAATGTGCCGCCTGCATTAGCCAAACACACCCAACCGCTATCTGCATTAGCTGTGCCATATTCAACAAATGTAAAAGCAGAAACAAGCTCATTCCATGTGTTCGCATCAGAGCTACGCGACCATGCACTTGCATCGGCAACATAAATGCCATTTTCGGCTGGTGCTGATTGATTTTTAACCAGAACGCGATCACCTGCTGATACCGTGTATCCATCAATTGTCAGCAAACCAGAAAGAGTGATGTTTGCCGTTGTTGCAACCACGCAAGAGGCTTTAGCATCAAGACCTTGAGCAATATTGTCAACGTATGTTTTGGTGGCTGCATCTTGCGCATTTACGGGGTCCGCAAGATTTGTCAGATTGTTTCCGCCGAAACTAAAATTCCCAGAAGGAGCAGATAAATCGCTCAGACTTGCTTGACCACCTGCTGTTGCCAATCCTTTGGCGTTGATTGTGATTTTTGTATAAGCACCAATGTTGCTATTGACGGTAGCAAGCGTTGTGGAAATGGTGGCATTTGCTGAACCATCAAAAGATGCCGAACCGGTTGCATCACCAGAAAGGGCGATATTTCTTGCTGTTTCAAGTTTTGTGGCTGTGCCAGCATTGCCGGTCACGCCGCCTGCAATTGGGTTGCTAAATGTTTTTGTGCCGCCAATGGTTTGGTCTGATGCGACATCAACGAAAGCGCCACTACCGCCGATTGGAATAATGGAGGTTGCAGAGCCGCCTGTGCCGCCGGTTCCTGTGCCGTAATACAGAATATTCGTTTGTTCGTTGAATGCTAATTCAGCGTTTGCCAATGATGTTGGTGCACCAGCCCCGCCACCGTTTGCTCTGCGTTTGATTCGGATTGTGTTTGTCATAACGGTTCCTTAAAAGTTTCCACCATCGGTGATTTCTGCTTGCGGGACATTGACCCATTCGCCATCCAACCACATCAAGGCATCATAGTTTTGAGCGCCCGTGATTGCGATTGGGTAGCCCCCAATATTTGATTCACCGGAAGGACCGGGAGGGCCAACAATACCGCGATTTAATGAAATCACGTTGTTTGGTAAAGGAGTAACCACAGCATTGATTGCTGCGGGATTTTGAACAACGACTTTTAGATTGTTTGGGTCTTGAACCTGAACATTCACGCCGTTGGTGCTTGCAACTCTGACGCTGATGTTTGGCATATTTACTCCACAACAATACCGTCTGAACGAACCAAGAACAACAAGAAGATGATGGAATCATCGGCGGGATTTGTCCCGTCTTCTGGAAAGCTAATTTTGATGCGACCAGAAAAGCCAACGCAATCTTGAGCGTTGATGTCTAGCTCGGGGTCTGAATCAATCAAATCCCAAGCATAGTCATTGATGACAAGAGTAAAAAATCCAGCCGCATCATTTCTGTTGGTGATGCTTAATACAACAGGCGTTGGAGTTGGGCTGTAATTGGCAATATCAAAAGACAGGCCATTGCGAGTATCTTGAATATTTGAAATTGCTCGACGAATGATTTGCGCGTCAATTGCCGCGCCTGTCAAATCAATTGGAGTGACGCCATCAGCGGCTGTCATTGTCAGGTTCCAGTAGGTTTTTTGTTGCCAAACCAACTCACCGGCAATAATTTCGTTGTCAAATCCGCTGACTTGAACAAGCGTATTTTTATTAAAAATAGCCATAGACTTTCCCTGCTCTCAGGTTGTGACGCTCCCTATGCACTCACAGGGCTACGATGCTTGTATTGTCGTTTATTGTGAAAAAGCAATCAACAGGTCACAAATCTTTTGCCAAAGATTGAGGGTTTACGCCAGCCGGAACCATTGACGGGTCAAGAATGTCCTCTTCTCGTTCGCCAGTTCGCAAGGCATGGAGGCATGAGGCAATCGTGTCGTCCTCAAGCGCGGTCAAATAATGACTTTTACCAGCGGTGATGTAAATCAAGTGAGGTGCTTTGAACATTGTTTTTTGTCCCTCAACATCGACCTCGACGCTACCTTTAGAAAGCAATGTGATGTGGTCAAAGTTGTGTTTGTGCCCTTCGTTGCGATCACCCGCTTTTTTGAAGTGCATCATACGAACCCAAAGGTTCGACACACAAGCCATGTGGCTATCTGGTGCATCCATTACTGACCTCCGAGAACCGATTGTGGGATTTCACCAGAGTTGGCAAACGATTGCAGGCGCTTAATCTGAGCCTCAATTTCAGCGGCGGTCATCACTTGCTCACCGGTTGGCGCATACCATTTTTCCGAACCATCTTCTTGAACCTCAACAATCGTGTAGGGCTGACCATTGCAATAGTGGTCGGCATATACCTGCGCCGCGTGTTGAGCAAGTGCGTCTTGCAATTGCTCTCGCGTCTCTGTGTAGATGTATTCGCGTGTTATTGGATGAATGTAAGCATATTTGATTGTCATGTTATTTCCTTATGCGACTGTTCCGTATGTGGTGCCAGCACCATTGCGTGTCACCGAGTAACCGTTAAGCGCAATAGCGTAACCGCCAGAACCTCCGGTTTTGCTCATATATCCTTGATTTCCTCCGGCTGCACCCCATCCGCCACCACCTGCTGACGAGTGATAATCGTATGGGCTAGTTCCTATACTGCCGCCAACGCTATTTGCATTGCCCCCGGCGGCTCCGCCATTGCGGTTGAAATATGTTGATGTGCCGCCACCACCGCCTGACCCACCGCCTTTGCCGTAAGTGTTGTTGTTCGATGGCGTGCCTC